TTATTCGGCCTCATAATCGACGGACATCACGCCGCCCGAGACCTTGACGATTTTCTTGCTGATAGTCGCGTTGACGGTGATGCCGGTGAGATTATCCCTTGCGGTCACGGTGTCGCCCACATCGAACACGATGCCCGAATCCTCATGCACGGTGACTTTCACATCACCCTCGGACTGCAAGTCCTGCAATTTCTCACGAGTCTTCTGGTTCAGCTCGGCGGTTTCGGCGCTGGAATAGTCGTAGACCTGCGTTATCTCGTCCACGCCCCTGAGCGACTGGGTCTGGCTGACGTTGCCTTTCGCGTCCGCATACCAGTGGACGACCGTTCGACCGGCACCCTCGCCCTTGCCTAGGCCTATGAGATGATTCGGTTTCCTCCACGTGCGGGTCGCGTCGAAATCGATGAGGTCACTGTCAATCGCATCGCCGTAATGCGCAACCGGCTCAGCCCAAATGTTGACCCGGCCAGACGCATAAGCGAGCCTGAGCTTCAGCCCGCTGGCCTCGCACATCTTCTGCAAACCCGTATAGCAGTCCGCGTAGCGGTCGAACTGGTATTGTTTGATGGTCGGGTCGCCACTGCCGTCAGGCGGTACAACCGCGTCGAACACCGAATCAAGCCCTACGCGGCTGATAAGCGAGCCGATGACCGTGCTGGCCGTACCGCTCACTGTGAGATAATCCCTGCCCCTATCCGGCTCGAGGATCTTGTTCGCGAGCACGCCGTGCCACGTGCGCCCCGAGTAGGTGAGGGTGCTGACGCCGGCAGTGAGCTGGTCTTCCATCGCATCGACCACGCCACCGCATTCGCTGCCGTCGATGTAGATATAGGCACCCGCATCGATGGTGGACGCGCCGCTCACGACAAGCTCGAAATCGTTTTCCTCCTTGCCCCACGCGCAATCCAGAGTGAAGTCGGCGGCGGAGCGAGCATCGACGTGCTTGGAATCGGTGATAATCAGGTCCACCATGACGGCGTGCTCCTCTCCTGGATCACGGTCAGATCAAAGCCGAAGCCGTTCCACTGCACCTGGTGTTCTCCGGCCGGCAACGGCTGGAAAATATAAGTGCCGCCGTTGAGGCCGCTGCCTCGTTCGCCCTTGTCGAACACGTTCGTGGTGTCGCCGTTTTCTGCGGTCATGACGATGCTGCGTTGCCCCTCCACGCTGTTGACGGTCACATACGAGCCCGAGGGGATGTCCATATGCAATTCATACCGGTTGACGCCGATGATGATGGCCGGCTGTGAGACCGGCCCGTAGACCACCAGTTCGAACGGCATCGGCGAGACGGCATCGTTCACGACCGAAGCGTTTCGTGTCGTCGGCAGGTAGTCGTGAGGGTAATCGTGGGGGTAATCAAGGTCGAGGCCCGGTTGCAGGACATCCGGCCAGAAATGCTGCACGTCGTCGCGCTTGTGCCACAGGCCGTCAAGCAATGCGACCGTGAGCGCGTACTTCGCGGGGCCGGGCGGATCATAGGATGGTTCGATGCCGGTGATGAGCGCGGTCTGCGACCAGCCGTCCACGGTGAGCAGTCCGGCGTCGTCCTTGCTGCGGGATGACGCCACGGCCTTGACGTCCGCGTCGAATATTGCGCTCGCCACGTCCAGCACGTTGAGGTCGGCGCATGTGGCCTCCAATTGGACGCTTGACGCGTTGAGGGAGGCGGAGTCAATGCCGTGCGCGGCCAACTCCACCTCCCACGCGTGCGTGCGCAGGCTCTCGATGCGTTTGACCATGAGACCGGCCGGGTCGATGAGATCAACGGCCCCAGCCGAAACGGCGCGGCTTGATCCTCCGCCTCGCCGGTAGGTCATCGACTGCATGACTGTCCTCCTGTTTTAGACGAGACCAAGCCTGCGCTTCTCCTCGCGGATGGTCATGGATGGCGTGTACTTGGCGATGGTCGGCCCCAAATCACCGTGCAATGCCTGCAGGTCGGAGCGCAGGCCGCGAAGCTCCACAAGCATCGACGCGAGGTCTGCGAGCCCATTCCCGGTTTCAGGCAATGGGGCGGAGCCCTCCACACCAATGGCGGAGCGCAACGTCATCGGCTGGAATGCCGACTGTGCGGCGGCCGTGACACCCTGCATCCGCTTCGCGATGTCACGCTGCAATGCGGGGGTGGCCTTGTCAATGCCCTCGCTGATGCCGGGCGGGATGTAGCGGCCGACTTCGTCGCGGAACACGCGGGACGGCGAATGGATGCCGAGCGCTTCCTTCGCCTTATCGACCAGTCCGGAAAGCGCGCCCTTGATCTTGTCGTACAATCCGCCGATGGCACCGCTGATGCCGTTCCACAGACCACTGATGAGCTGCGAGCCGGCGTTTTTGAGCAGCGAGCCAGCTCCGGCGAACACGCCCTTGATGGCGCTCACGATGCCCGACATCAAGCCGCCGACCGCTCCGGCCGCGTTGGAAAGAATCGATTTGAAACTGTTCCAAGCTCCCGACCAGTTGCCGTTGATGAGGTTGGTGACGATGCTGATGACACCGGAAATAACGCCGACCACGCCCTGGATTACGCCTTGTATGCCGTTGATGACACCCGACACATATGGGAGCATCGCCTGCACCGCAGGCAACAACGTACCGGTGATGAATCCGATGATTGCGCTCACTACCGAGCCGACCACGCTGATGATGCTCTGGATGACCGGCATCAGCTGTTGGATGATGCCTGTGATGCCCGAGACCGCATCGGTTATGACTGGCACGAGCTTTTGGATGAGCGGCGTGATGTCGGTGACCAGCTGGCTAACGAAATCCATGACCTGCTGGATTACCGGGACGAGCGCGGAGGCGAGCTGGCTGATGACTTGGCCTATCATCGACACGATCTGCGAGGCGACCGGCAGCAGCGCGGCGATGATGTCCGCCAACGGTGGCAGCAGGCTGGACACGAGCTGGCCGATGAGCGGCATGAGCGATCTGAGCGCGTTCATGAGCGGTTCGATAATCGTCGGGATGAGCGGCGCCAGCGACTGGAGTATGTCGCCGAACACTGGGATGAGCTCCGCGACAGAAGCGGTGATCACCGGCATGAGCGATCTGAGCGCGTTCATGAGCGGTTCGATAATCGTCGGGATGAGCGGCGCCAGCGACTGGAGTATGTCGCCGAACACTGGGATGAGCTCCGCGACAGAAGCGGTGATCACCGGCATGACCTGTTTGAACATGTCCTGCAGGCTTTTGCCGAACGCATCGAACGTCGGCTTCATTCCCGCGATCGTGTTCTTGAACAGGTTGAACGCGCCGGTGACCTGCGTGCCGAAGGCGTTGCGCAGTTCCGGCACCGTGGCGATGAGCGTGCCCAACGCTGCGACGACGATGCCGATGGGTCCGCCCAACGCGCTCAACGGGCCGGACAATCCGCCGAGCACCCCGCCGAGCAACGGAATCTTGGACAGCAATGGTGCGATGCCGCCTGCTCCGAGGGCCATGAATGCAGCTATCAGAGGGGCGATGGCGCTCTGCACGGGTTTGAATATCTCGCCGAGCCCGTTGAATACGCTGCCGATGGCGTTGATCGCGTTCTGGAACGGTTCAGGCAGGAGCGTCACCAGATCCGAGAACAGGCTCGGGATGGCTTTGACGACGCTCTGGGCGATGACCTTCACGCGGGGCAGGATGTTCTTCAACGCAGTGCCGATGGAGTCGGCGAGCTGCTGGCTGAGAGCGCCCATGTCGGCGTTCTCGTTGCCCAGTCCGGCGAGCCAGTTCTGCCATGCGGCCTTCATCGAGTTCACGGACCCCTCGATGGTGGTCGCCGCCTCCTTGGCGGTCGTGCCGCTGATGCCGAGGCTCTTCTGCACTCGGCTGATGGCCTCGGTCACGTCGGCGAACGAATCGATGGAAAGGTCGTTGCCTTCCTTCATCACGCCCGGCAGCTTGTTCGCGTCGGCGATGAGCCGCTGCATTTCCGTCTTGGTGCCGCCGTAGCCGAGCTTGAGGTTGTCCAGCATCGCGTAATTGCCGCGAGCAAGCGACTGATACGTCTGTTGGATGGTCTGGATGTCGGTGCCCATCTTGTTGGCGTTGTCCGACATGTCGATGATGGCCTGATTGCCCATCTCTGCGGCCTTGGCGGTGTCCCCGCCAAGCGAACTGACCAACGAGGCCGCGAAGCTCGTGACCTGGTTCATATAGTCGTTCGCGCCGACGCCGGCCGTCTTGTACGCTTCGGCCGCGTACTTCTGCACAGTGCCGGAAGCGCCCTTGAACAGGGTGTCGACGCCGCCGACCGCCTGCTCCCACGTGGCATACGCGCCCAACGCCTGCTTGCCGGTGGCCACCAGCGTGCCGCCGATGGCTGCCACACCTGCTCCGATGGCGGCGACCGCTCCCGTGGCGAGGCCCTTGATATGGGCGACCGCGTTTTGGGCGAGGTTTTTGAACGAGTTGCCTGCGCTGGAGGCGAGGTTGCCGAGCGTGCTGCCGATTGCCCCGGCGGCGGTCTGTGCTCCGGCTGGGAGTTTGGACCATACGGATCCGGCGGCGGTGGCGATGTTGCCGAAGTAGTTCTTGGCTACGTTGGCTACCGGTGCGAGTTTCTGCCCTACTTTTCCTGCGGCATCTCCGATGGCGGAGCCGATTTTGCCGCCGAATGAGCGGATGGGTGCGGTCCAAGTAGCGACTGCCGTTTTGATGGTGTTGCCGGTTCTGCTTCCCCAGTCGCGAATCGGTTGCGTCCATGCGGTGATTGCCGCGCTGATTGGTTTGGCGATGCCTGACACGGTGGCTGCGATGCTGCCGCCCCAGCCTTTGAGGGTTTGCTGGGCGGCGCTGATGGCTCCCTTGAGTCCGGTTTGGATTTTCGCGCCGACCTGCACGGCGAAACCGCTCAATGAGGATACGGCCTTGTTCGCGAATCCGGCTATCTTGGAGCCGAGCGGTTTCCAAATGGCGTCTACGCCGAGCAGGCTACGCACGAGGCTGCCGAGCGCTCCAGAGAGTCCGGTGAAGGTGGATTGGCCCCGGCTGATGCTCGAGAATCCAGCCGAGAACGAGCTTGCCATCGTCTTCATGGAACCGGATACGGTGTTGGTGCCATTGGCGAGTTCGTCCTCGGCGGCCTTGAGCGCCTTCTTCGCGTCCGCGAGCCGTTCGGCGGCGTCGTTGGACTTGTCGAGAGCGGTGGCCTGACGCAACTGGGCTTTTTCGAGATTGATGGAGGCGGTCTGCGCCTGAGTCGAATCCGACCCGTATCTGGCGATGGCCGAGTTGAGCCTCTCCTGCGCCTGCTGCACGTCGACCGTGGCCTGACGGTAGTTCAGGAGCGCGGCGCTGGCCTTGGAGGACGCCTGCGCCGCGTCACGCTTCAACGGTTTCAGCACATCGTCGGCGACGTCCCGGGCACTCGAACCGAATGCCTTTTTGAAGCTGCCGCCGAACGATTTGCCGATTTTCGAACCGTTGCCGAACGCCTGGGAGAAACGGTTGGAACCGGACTTGCCGGCCCCCCGCATCTCCTTGTCGACCGCGCTGCGGAAGCCCTTCATCGAGGGGAATATCGACACGTGGCCGGTTCCCACTTCCGATCCGAAAGCCATAAGGCGACTCCCCTCTTAGTTGATGGTTGTTTATCCGAAGAGCTTGCTCATATGCGTTTCGGCCTCGTGGATCTCCTCGGCGGTGGGCTCGTCCGTTTCGGGTTCGCCGTCCACGTCGCCGAGCAGCGTGGAAGCGCCGAGGAACTGCAATACGGTGATGTCGGTGGCGCTCATGGGGAACATGAGGCCGATGAGCGAGGCTCCCGTGTAGGAGGACGGGTCGCCGCACAGCGCCGTGTACAGGTCGATGGCGTCACGGTAGGGGAGACGCCGGCCGAGATCGTGTTCGATGCTCCACCCGAATCGGGCGAAGTCCGCTCGGACCTTTACTCCGTCATCGGAGTTGAGGATTCGGCAGAAGTCGGCGATTTTCCCAGTTCGACGCCCTGTGATTTGGCGAGCGTCTCCCCGTAGTCCTGGATGAGGTTGAACGCGACCTGCATGGGCTCCCTTTCGAGCTGCTTGGCCTGCTCGTCTCCGGCGAACACGGTGAGGATGCGTTTGACCTGGTCGAGGCTGTCGGTGTCGGTGGAAGCGCCGGACAGGGCCTCGAAGTCGGCGATGGAAAGATAGAGGGGCAGTTTGTAGACGGTGCCGCCGGGTGTCAGTGCCCAGTATTCGTTGTTCTTGATGATGTGTCGCACCTTGACCTGGTTGGCGACCTCGGCGAGGGCCTCGGCTTCCCTGGTCTCGTCCCAATCCTCGAATTCAGCGATCGAGGGTGCCGTGTTCTGCTGCGTTGCCATGATGGTTTCTCCTGTCATACGTGTTTCTCCCGTCGTTGGTGTTGGGGCTCCCCGCATGCCGACAGGAGAGAGGTCATGCGGGGAGGGAATCGTTGTCAGGCTGCCGCGTAGGACTGCAGGTAGCGGCTGTTGCCGCCGTCTACGGCGGGATCGAGCTGCCATGTGGCGGTCAGCGAGAGGCCGGACACCTCGCCGCGCGTATCCTGCGCCGGCTCGTTGCCGGTGATCTGGATGACGCCGAGACGACGGCGTTTGCGGCCGGACTTGTAGATGGTCTCCTGATAGGCGAACCATTTGGTGTCCTGGATGATGTCCTTGACGTGGTAGACGCCGGTTTCATCGGGCCTGCCGATGGTCATGAGGCGGGTGAGGTCGTTGTCCTCGGCGGCGGTGAACGCGAGCGTCAGCGTCGGGTCGGCGTTGAGCGTGTAGCCCGGCTGGTGGAATTCGGTGGCGTCGTCGCCGTCGCGGGAGTCCTGCGGTGCTCCGTCGCTGGTGATGAGGCCAACTGTGGCGGAGGAGGAGCCGAACACGTCGCCGAGTTCGGTGATCGGGTCCGCCACGCTGGGCGCGATCTGCGAGGCGGTCAGCGTCTTGCCTGCCACATAGGGGGCGACGATGATCTTCGACGTGAGTACGTTCTTGACGGCATTAAGGTCGTTGCCCTGGTTGTCTGCTGTCATTCCATGTCCTTTCAAACGAAAAGGCCCTACACATTGTGTAGGGCCTAGGAAAACGGTTAAGGGATTGGTTAGTGTTCGCCGACCGTTGAATATTCGACGATCAGGTAGTAGTGCGCGGTGTCGGAATCGTCGGACACCGGGTATGGGCCGTTGCACGAGGAATCATCCACGGAAACGATTGGCGAGCCCTTGGCGAGGGCGATGGCCGGATGTTCGGTGAGCGTCGCGTAGACGCGACGGGCGAGAGTCTTGCACGGCTTCTCGTCCTGACGGCTCCATCCGTACACGTTCACGCCAATCGAACGGTCGAAATGGCCGAGCCCGTCCGCGTTGCCGCCATCGTCCCGGACGGTGACGAGCGGATACGCGCCCTGATAGTCGGGAGGCTTCTTGCTGCCCACCTGCAAACCATCCACATCGGTGATATGAGTGCGCAGGTAATCACAGAGGAAAGCCTCCATGTCGGGAGGCAGTATCAATGTCATGTCTTCGCCGCCTTCAACGCCTTGCGGAGATTGCCGGTCTTGGATTCGACCAGCATGGTCTTCGGATCATGGCCGACCACCATGAAGGTGGTGCGGTGCGCGCGTTGGACGGCCTCGACCTGCAGGCCGTCGCGGTAGGCTCCTGTATCGACGGGCGCGTTGGCCTTGGCCACTCCGAGCGCCTTTTCGGCGGCTCCACGGGTCAGGGCCCTGACGCCGACCGAGTTGAGGATCTGGTCGAAAAACGCGTCGTTGAACTTAATGCTGGTCTGTCCGCTTCCGGCCATCGGCTACCCCTTCCACTCGGTGAGCTGGACTTCCAATGTGGGCTGCCAGCCGGTAAAGGCGTTGGCATCGCGGCTGGGGAAGCCGCTGACCTCCCACATGCGGCCATCGGCCGGTTCGGGTCGGATACGGTCACCAAGCCGGATGTCCGCGTTCGGGTCGGCCACGGTGAGCACCGCAGTCGACGTGGTCTGCACGTCCAAAACGTCGGGCGTGCGAGTCGAACTGCTCGAAGCCAAAGCTCCTCGCACTTCCAATTCGACGGGTTTCGTCCAGTCCTCGGTGGTCTGCGCGGGATTGTACGGGTCGGGTTTGCGTGAGGCGCGCAGACGCACGAACCGTGTGGCCGCCGGCAGGCCGGAGGCGTTGATGTCATCGATGATGCTCACGGCAATGCTCCCAGCTTGTACCGGTCGAGTTTCGCCAGCTCGTCGGCCATCAGGGTCACGTTGTAGGTGACGCTGCTGCCGTTGACCGACTGGGATTGGACGATGCCGGCGGCTGCGCTGCTGGCCCGTTTCGCCGCGTTTATGAGCACCCCCTGTACATCCGGCACCTCGTCCGGCGCATAACCGGCGTGGATGCGGTAGCGTATCGTGGCCACGCCGGCCGGAAAAACGCCGGCGGTGCATTCCACCAAACCAGTGGCGGGGTCGTAGGCGTAGTGCAGCCGGTTGCCGGCGATATCGGTCAGCTCATCCACCGACGTGACATGGCGTGCGGGGAGGCGAATCACCTTGCCTCCCCGCGAATTGACCACGCCCGACAGTTCGATGTTCGGCGTGATATGCCAGCCGCACGTGCGACGGATGGCCGCCTGCGCCGCCTTGACCCAGAATGTCCCGTCCGCGTCGAACACTGTCGGATCCTGGATCATGTCGGGGATTGCCCCCGTGGAGGATACGACGCTCATAGCCCCTCGCTTTCGATGGTTGCGATGCTCGGGTCTGCGATTCGGGCCGTGAACTCCTGTGACGCTTCGGCTGGGAGGACTGACACCTCGAGTCTCGCCGTCTCGCCGACCCTCATCGCGAGGGCGTCGGGTGTGACGGCGATACTCTCGGCGTCAGGCGTCACTTCGAGGCTTTTCCCAGTGCGACCTTGACGAAAGCCTTCGGATACTTGACCTGCAGGGCGAGGCGTTCCTTGACACGGAACGTGATCTTGTCGTTCGTGAAGTCGCTCTCATGGCTGTTGGTGGATTCGACGGTCAGACCGCCCTTGCGGTAGATGGTGCCGCCTGCCTTGAACGCGCCGACGAGCACGGTGCCCTTGGTTATCGCCTCGGTCACGACGGTGCGCAGTCCCCACAGCGGCGGGTTCTGCATGATGCCGCCGTTGGCGTACTGTCCGGCGAAGAAACCGCCACCGAAGTACTGGCCGTTCGCGTCCTTGGACAGGCGGATGGCCTGATAGTCCGCCGGATTGATGACCACGGCGTCGGCGGAGAAGCCGGTCGCGGTGGCGATATCGGTGGTGGCCGCGAAGATGCGGTCGGGGTCGGAATCGTCGGCCTGCGCCTTGGTCTGGATTTTGCGGTTCAGAACGCCATTGAGATTCGGGTCGGTGCCATCGCCGGACAGGAGTTGAATCTCCTCCTGCAGCTTCAGGTTGTACTGGGCGTGCTGGTTGATCTCGGACACGACGAAAGGCAGGTCTTCCGCCATCTCGTCTGTGATCTTCCACCATGCGGCGACCTCGTGCAGGCTGTCGGACACCCAAGTCGGATCCGGCATGTGAATCTGAGGCTTCTGCGCGCCCTCGGCGACGGTTTCGGCGTTGCCTTCGAAGGAGCCGTAGACCGGGTATTTGATGGTGGTGCCGCTCATGGTGCCGGACGCGAAAAGGTCGGCGATGACGAGCGGACGCTCATACGGCCATACGCCGTTCTGGTCGGTCTGGGTGAGATACGGCGCGTAGGCTCCGGACGCTCCGCCTGTGGCCTGAGTGTCGGAAGCGGCCTTGAATTCCGGAGTGGAGAACAGGCCTCCCTTGGTGGCGAGCACGCTCAAGCCCTTCTCCTGCAGGGACTTGACGTAGAAGTCGCCGAGGGTCTTCGCCTCGACGCCCTTACGTTCGGTCTTCGAGGTTCCGGCGAGACGGTCGAGTCCTTCTCCGGCTTCCTTGAACAGGTCGATACGCTCCTGCAGCTTCTTCGCCTCGGCGTAATGCTGCTTGAGCTCCTCCTGCTCCTTTTCGGTGATGTTATCCATTCCCTTGGCGAGGATGGCCTGTGCCGCCTTCTTCTCGACGGCGAGATTGTCCATGAGATTCATGGCACTCCTTTCGGTTAATGTTCCAGCGAGAAGAAGTCGCTGATGGTTTGGTATTCCTTGGCCCACTGCGGGTCAAAGCTTTTCTGGTCTTTCTTCTTCGGGTCATCCGTGGAATCGTCCGGCTGGTCGCTGGAATCATCCGTGGAGTCATCGGTGTCGTCGTCCGGCTTCTTGTTGTCGGAATCGATGCCATCCAAGACCTCGTGCAGACTGTCCAACGCGGCACGAAGCTTGCTCTCGTTGGAAGCGCTGATCGCGCGTCCGCTTTTCACCTCAAGCACCTCGGCCCCCTGATTCGCGGCAACCTGCACGAGGGAGATTTCAAAGAGCTTCGCCTGGCGGATTTCACGGTAGCCGTCCCAAGCGCTCTTGCCGTCCTGCACGAAAGCAGTCTCCTCGGCGATGAAGCCAATGCTCATCTGATGGATGAGGCCACGCTGCAGAAGCTCATAGGCGCGCTTGCCTTCCGGCAGGTCAAGGTCAAGACGCGCCGTGACGAGCAATCCGTGCTCGTCCTCCACGGCGCTCAACGTCTCGCCTATGATGTCGGTCGGCTTGTCGTCCTTGTGCTGCCAATGAATCGGGATGCCAGCGCCAGTGCCGCCGTAATCCTTCTCCAACGTGCCAGCGAAAGCGCCCTTGACGATCACGTCATCGTACAAATCCTTGTCCCACGTGCTGGCGTAGCCGCTGAACACTCCCTCGCCTTGACTGTCATCAAGGGATTTCAGCTCGAAGCCCTTGAAATCAAGCCTCATGATGTTTCCTCCTTGGTGAGCGCGTCCCACTCGGCGTGGAATTGCGCGTCATACCGGTAAAGCCGTTTGAATTCGGCGAGCATCGCCTTGGCATCCTCGCCGTTGACCGGATTGTTCTCCTGCGCGTTCTGCGTCTTGCCGCCGTCTTGCGGGCTGGGCTGGCCGCCCTCGCTCACATTCAATGGCGTGATGAGCTGGTCACCACCTGGCACGCGCGGCATGTCCAGAATCTGACGCGCCTGATTCGTGGTCATGAAAGGACGTCCGGTAGCCGTGGAAAGCGCCTGATACTGTTCGGACGTGGTTCCACGTAGTTTCGCGTCAACGTTGGCCTTGATGTAGCAGTCAGGCTCGCCCACGGCCTCGGGAAGGCTCAGATTCAGCGCCTCTTCCAATGCCACGATGTATGGCATCAGCTCAACATTCCACAATTGCTCTTTGAACGCGCTGATGTTGGAATTGGTGCCGGTTCGGAAGCCGACGTTTTCCGGCGAAATCTGGAAGGCATTGCACACCGCGATATTGATACGGTCGCGCGCCTCCAAATCGTTCACGTCAACCGGTTTGAAGACATTGTCCAAAGGGCGCATCTCCATGCCGTCCTTCAGGACAGGCCAGCCACCCTCACGGCCACCATTCTGAATGAAATTACGCAATCCATTGGCGAAATCGTCGTAATCCTCCTGCGACAGCCACGGCATCTCCTTCGGCCGGAAGACGTAGCCACCGGCCTGCATGCCGTTCTTGGCGATGCCACGCCGGTAATTGGCCATCGCCTTCGCCTCCGCCAAGAGCGGACGAAGCACGTTGGTCACACTATCGCCGAACTGGAGGCCGGAGATGAAGCCGACGTCCAAATGCACGCGAGGATCCGGCAGATCAAAATGCATGGCCTGCTGGCTGTCCATCGTCAGCAGATTCACGCCGGTAATCTCGCCGAAAGCGTTGCCGGAAAGCTGATAGCAGTCCGACGGGATGCGCCTGAGTGCGAAACGTCCACCGTTCACGCCCAGGAGCATGAGCCACCGGTCATCGAGCAGCATGTCACGAAGCAGCGTGCTGATGAAACGGTAGCGGGTCATTCCAGGAAGAGGAGAAGGACGCTTCATCAAATCGGCAAGAGCGCCATCGGAGACTTCCTCGGCATCCCCATCGTCGTTCTTCCGATACACCTTGAACGGCAGCGAGGCGATGTTGCGGGTGATGAAGTCCACCACGACACGCACCGCATACTCCCTGCAGTAGGCGCCGGACGCGTACCCGTAAAAGTCCATGTCGGACGGCCAACTGTCGCCGTTGGCGAGTGGAATGCTTGTCGCTGGCGTCGGATGTGCGTCTGCCTCGGCCATCTTCATGCCGATAGCTGCTGCGTTATTGTGGAGGAGCCGGTCAAGGAATCCCATCAATACTCCCCTCTTTGTGAAGAATCTAGAATCTGACCCTCACGCCTTGCGAGGGCTCATATTTCGGTTTAAGCGTTTCAGCCTGCATGGTCTCCAACGCGTACAATGCCTGCGATTCGGCGATGAGGCCGGAAATGTGCATAGCGCTCTGGTTTCTGTCCCACACCTCGACCTCACCCAATCGTCGGGTCACGGCCACGCTCACCTGTTGTTCGATGGCGGGCTGCGGCAAATGCCGTAACTTGCCCTCACGCACGCGGTCATGGAAGCGGCCGCAACACGCGCCCAGACGGAAGCCTTCGATGAGATGCACCGTCCACCCTTTTTCGGTCAAAGGGTCAATGAAATCGACTGCCGGACAGCCCTTCGACTGCACCGCAATCTCACAGACGCCCGGCCAGCTCTCACGAAGCAGATCCAAAAAGTGCGGCACCCACAGCATGCCGTCACGACGGGCGATCAACTCCACGTGCGGCAACCCGTCCGCACGCATTCCGGCAGCGGCCACATACGTGGTCTTACGGTCAGCGCTCGTATCCACGGACAGCACCACTCGATTCTCATTCGGAATCGTGGACCGCGAGTCGATGCCGCCAGCCCACATCTTCGGATTGATGAAAGGAATGATGTCAGCCGTCACCCACTGGCACAGGACCTCGGTACGGAACGCGGCCTCGGTCATGCCGTCAATATCGGAACGAACCGACATGACGGTCATCGGACCGTAGCCGAGCGACGGATTCGCCTGACGGATAGCGTCGGCATCATCCACCGGACACTTGTCAGGGGCGCTCCACTCGAAATATCCGAAGCTGCCGTCCTGTTCGCCGGACAGGAACACGTCGGCCGGATCGCCACCGTCTGCACTCAGGCGCGTCCACTCGTCAACAAGCTTGCGGCCCTTGTCCACCTGCTTGCGCAATGCCACGCTGCGATAGTCGCCAGCGTTGGAAATGCCCCACAACTGGCTCGACCAGACGGCCTTCGTGGTTTGGCTGACGGCATTCCAGCCATCGTCCGTATGCTGCTCACGCAACTCGTCGAACACGACGCGGGCGGCGCTCTTCGCGCGGATGTTCTTATCGGCGCGGACGATATACCGAGCCTTGCTCCTCGTGATGATCGCTTCCTCGCCGTTGGTGTTGACGAATTTCTGCGTCATCGCGGCGAGATCCGGAATCACCAGATCCTCTTCCTCATCAGTCGCCGGAGCAGGATTACACCACTCCTTGACCTGATTGTACGGGCCCTTCGCATTGTCCAACGTCTGCGCCGCACCGACCACCAGAAACTTCACCGGCGGCACCCTGTCCGGATGCTTGTTGGAATCGACGAAGAGCCACCACGCGGCCAAAACGCCCATAAGCGTGGTCTTGCCGTTCTGGCGGGCGACAAGCACAATCACTTTGCGAAAACGGTAACTGCCATCCTCCAGCAATTCCAAAGCATGGACGAGCAACCACTGCTGCCACGGGTAGAGATGCACGTGAAGCATGATCTCCGCGAACGCGATCACCGCGAAACCATTGCTCGTCTCCCTCGTCAACGGCCTGAGCGGCGGCGTGAAGATACGCGGCAAGGTCACGCCATGCCTCTCATCGTCGATGGCACCGAAAACCGTGAGATTCTCCGCCACCATCGGACACCGCCTCCTAGCCGAAACGCTTCATGAAATCTGCCATCTGCACGACCTTGTCGCTCTTCGGCTTCTCCTGCTTCGCCTCGGCCTTCGGCTTCGCAGGCCGACCAACCTTAGCGGGCTCCACCAACGTCAAACCAAGCGACTGACAGTATTTCAAAAACGTCGGAACCGACACATTGTCCAATTTCCCGTTCTCGTCAATGAAACCAGTCTCGCAAACCGAATCAATCCGAGCTGCAAGGATACGCGCAGCGGCCACGACAGCCGCATTCTCGGCACGCAACGACTTCGCATTACGCAAAGACCTCTCCAACGCATCAGCCACGGACTCATGCGGGAAACGACGCTCGGAAACACCCTTCTTGACTGTCATAAAGCCTCCTTCGCGCGCGACCCATCAACAAAAAACATTATCGGGGAGAGGAAGAGCAACCACGCGGGCAGTGGGTCGGTTCGGGGTGGTTTTCAGGATTCCACCGCCCCTACCCCGTCGGGGTTGGTTTCGAATGCTGTTTTGAATGCTTTGACTGCGTTTGTGAATCGTGTGATGAGTTCGTCTGTGCTTGGTGGTTTTGGAGTGATGAGTGTGGTGTATCCGCCGCCGACCTTGAAGGTGTTGACCTCGGTGTGGGTGACTTTGACTGGAATGTTGACGGTGAATGAGCCGATTGGGAATGTCTTGTCGCTGATTGTGGCTCTGAGCTCTAGTACGACTGGCTGCTGTGGCATCATCGCCTCCTTGCTCATGCTGTCTTGATCCATTGTCTGCTTAGTGTTCCGATTGGTGCTGGCGGGTCACTGTTGCCTCTGAGTCGGTTGCAGCTGGTGTGGCTTGGTTTGAAGCCTGCCGGGTCGAACTGCAGCTCGGGGTGCTTCGAGACGGGATAGAGGTGATCCAGATTGAATGAGTCATCGCTCGTGTTCTTCGTCGCCTCGTAGTCGATTGGCATTCCGCAGAGCCAGCAGACTGCATGGCTCGCCTTGCATTGGGCGAAGAATGCGGCCTTGTCCTTCTCGAATTGGCGTGTGGTCTTGCGTGTCCGTCCGACCATGAATCGTCTACCTTTCGGCATGTTGCGTTCATTCGACTTGCAAAACTATAGATATTATGTTACTATAGTTATATCGGCCAATGAAAGGAGGTGAACATGAAATGGACGGACATCGTAAGCGCCATCAGCTCGGTGGTGAGCAACATCATCGCACTGGCGGCGCTGGTCATCTCGCTCAGAAGGCCACCTAGGCACGGCAGATGACAAGAGAGTTCCGAGCACTCCTATTGCCCGGAACCCTCCGGTTCCATCCTATTTCATGACCACTATGAAGACAAGCACCATATTCGCGGCATGCGGCATCATATGCGGCCTGACGTCGGCTACGCTCGGCTTCGCCGGAAAACCATGGCAGGCCGGACTGTTCGGACTCGCCGCGGGCATCTGGAGCATCGCCACACTCCTCATGGACAGAAGGGGCGGCAATGACGACTGAATACCTCGGCATCAAGCAGGTCGCCGAACGACTCTGCATCACCAGCGGCGGCCTGCTCAACCTCAAACTCCCCGAACCCGACGCGACCATAGGCCGCACTCGGGGCTGGCTGCCTGAGACCATCGATGAATGGAACGCCCAACGTCCGGGACGTGGTGTCGGCGGAGGAAGGCCACGCAAGAACAAAGCATAGATACGCGAAAACCCAGCCACTTGAGCTGGGTTTTCGACACTTCTGCCACTGCATATTATGGCTTCACCTAACGGATTTTGTCAAATCGGGGCCGATGAGCAGCCGGTACACGTCGCAGTAGGCGTATCCATCCGCATGACGGGGCAGTTTGCCGCGCTGCTCCCACGTGGTGATGGTCTTACGGCTGACCTTGAGCCCCGAGACGGCGAATGCCTTGGAGATGTCCGCCGCCGAACCTCGCTCGGAATCATCCCAACACAATGTCTTGAGCCTGCGCAGTTTCACGGTCTGCGCTCGCTGTTCGCGCCCGCATACGGGGCATGTGACCCACTGGTCGTTGGCTCCTGCGGTGAGCATGGTCTCGCATAGTTCGCAGGTACCTATCTCGCGGCGTTGCTCCGGCGGGTCCAGCGCAGTATCGACTTTGCGGGCGATGCCGTCAACGACGTGCATGTAGAAGCCCGCGTCGGCGAACGTGGCGAGTTTGGGGTGTCCGGCGCATGCGATGAGCGTGGCCTTCAGATCCTCGTTGCGTTTGTCTTTGCGCCAGTCGAGTGCGTCGATGCCGTCGAGGCGGCGCCATAGTTCGCGGGCCGTGGCGTCGAGCATGTCAATCAGGTCGAGCACGTCCAAGCGTATCGGTGTCGGGGGAGTGGCGGTCTGGATGCGCACGGGCGAATACCCTCCCGGATGCAATGTCGCGTCGAGGCTGTCATGCAACGGCGTGACGTCGCGCGCCAGTCGCAGGAGCGTGCCGGCGAAACGCAGTTCGCACGTCTCGCACAGTGAATATCCCCCTTCGGTTATCGTTTTGCAGTTCTGGCAGTTCACGTTGGCCCCTTCCGGCTGGTCGGCTAGAATAATGTTTGCTTCTCATCGCCCTGGCCGACCATGGTTGGGGCTTTCTCGTATTTGAGCCGGCTGTATGGCATGTTCCATATGCGTTTGAATTCGGCTATCTCCTGCTTCGACAGTTTCGGCCCGCCCCATGGCTTGCCTGGCGGGCGTTCCCGTTTCGGCGGTTTGAACGGTTTGACGCTTATCCGGGCGAGATGACACATGTGCATGGCCAGATACTGGCCGTCCGGTCTGATGCCTGCATCTCCGCAGGTGCTACGGAGCAGCGGGTGGCCGACGGAGGGAAGCCACGTGACGCGGGTCAACGGCCGGCCGAGGATTATCGCCACGGTCAGGTCGTCACCCGCCACACACCCGTAATCCCACGACTCCCACACGGTTTCCCGATCCTCGATGACGTACAGGCCGCACCCCTCGCAGACGGTGACAACGAGGGGACTCGTTTTCGGGATGAACGCGCGAAGCCATGCTGGTTTGCGTTCACGGGCGCGTGGCCTGCTCACTCCTCCATTGCCTTTCTTCTTGCCGCGTCGAACGCGATTCTGATGATGTTCTCCAACCACGCGCCGGGGAGCGTGATGAACTTTCGGGTTTCGGCCATGGCGGCGGCAATCTCCTCTTCGGTGATTCCGCGTGACGCTCCGGCCTTGTATCCTCGTCCCCACGCCCACTGCAGGCCACTGTCGATGTACGACGGGTCACGCTGCTTCTGCGCCTCGATTTCACTGCCGATGATGCTCATTTGCCCCCGTTTCGTTGTTGATTGCCGTTTCGATTCGTATGCACAGGTCGAGCGCCTCCTGCCATCCGGCCTGGTAGCCGAGCACATACGCCTCTGCCGGCGACTCGCTGCCCAATCCCGCTGAGGCCAGTGCGCTGAGCGCCCGTTGAATCACGTCAATCGGTCCGGCCATGGGTCAGTCCTCCCATTTGATGTCCTGGATTTCATGCAGCACCGCTTCGCAGGCGGTGATGAGTACGCTGAGCATACGGCGGCCGTGATGTCCTCTCCGGTCAAGGTTGAACAGGACGGGATGGCCTTGACTCCACTGGTCGATGCCGATGGAGGCGATTGGGATGGTTTCGACCAGATTGGTGTCAGCATCCTCACAGCGGTATTGGATGGTGACGGATTCTTTCATGCTTCCTCGCTTTCAGTCGTGTAACAGTTCGCGTCGAGCCAGTCGGCGATGACGCGGAAGTCCTTGGCCCATTGGATGCGGTTTTCCCGCTCCCGCTCGTCCTTGGGAGCTGGTTTCGGCTCATTGAGGTTGAGTAGTCCGTATTCGGGTTTCTTCAGATAGTGGCAGCGGGCGCGTCCGCGTCCCTTGCCGGCTTGCTTGTAGTTGATGAGCTGGAGTATGTGCAGCATCTCCAACGCCTTGGTCGGATCGAAGTTCGGGGTCTCAGAATCCGCATCGAAGCGCTTTCGAAGCTCGGGCGTGGTTCCCTCTCCATTGCCAAGCTCCCATGCGGTCGCTTCGATCTGCTCCCTGAATGTGAGTGCCATCTTCCGGTCTCCTTTCTGACGTTTTCTTGATTGGGAACAACTAGTGTCGTTGACGTGCTTTTTTTGCTGTTCCGGAGGGCCGAGTCGCAGTTGTTCCCGCACCCACCCACACACGTAGTGTGGGTGGGGAGTGCTGGGAACAGCTGGACATCGCTACTCCAGTTGTTCCGGGAACAACTCGGAACAACTGGGAACAACGGGAACAACTAGATTTCGAGATGGTTTTCCTTATCCAATTCGCTCGCCTCCTCCCTGCTCATCCGATCCACGAAAGCGTCCGATTTCGGGTCGTCCATCTGCCGGTATGGTCTGACGCTGGCGTAGATGTTCCGGTTGTTTCGTCCGGAGCGGTTGCTGATCCATCCGCCCTCGAGCAGCCGGTTGATGGCGGTGAGCACGGTGGTCTTCCGGGCGCTTGAACCGTCGTCCTTCAGCAGTTCGATGATCTCGGTCTGGTTCGGCTCCTCGGGCGCGTTCTCGATGATCCGGCTGATCTTCTCCATGAGCCCGGTGGGTCGTTCGAGGCCGCGCTGTCGCGTGGTTTCATCGCTGGGCATCATGTTGGGGCGTGCGATGGTGACGCGCATGAGTTTCGGATCCGTGCTGTTGATTTCGATGCGTGCGGCTTCGCGCAGGTGGCTGCCGTTGCTGCTCCAGCTGACGGCGCAATGCTCCTCGATCTCGCTGATGCGGTCCTTGCCTGATTTGATGACGATGGTGCCGCGCACGCCCTTGCCGACTGGTTTGGTCATGTCCACCGAGTAGCTGATGCCGTCGATGAGTGCGAGTTTCTGCATGCTGCCGCCGGCGTAGCGGCCCCGGTTGTCCTTGCTTTTGACGACGTGGTCGATGAGTACGACTGCTGGCCCACAGGCGCTGATGAGTCGTGGCATGGTGTTGTACCAGGCGGCGATGTCGTCACCGCTGTTGCTGTCGAGGCCGGCGTAGGCGAGGCAGCTGGTGACGCCGTCGATGATGGCCAGCGTGGCGGTGTCGGCGTAGTCGAGGGTCTCGCGCCAGCCGTCGAGGCTGGTGGGGCTGCTGGGCTTGGCGCTGGGGCGCACGTAGTGGAAGTGAGCCACTATCTGCTCGCCGGTCACGCCGAGCAGCAGGAGGCGTTTGACCACGTTACGCGCGCTGTCCTCGTAGTCGATGTAGATGACATCATGGCTGCTCTTGAGTTCCTGTGCGGCGGCTATCTGGGCGATCATGCTTTTGCCGCAGCCGGGTTCGCCGTGCAGGTCGTTGACCGCGCCACGGTAGAAGAGTCCTTGGCCGTCCTCGCGTTGGAACACGGTTGGCGTTGGCGGCAGTTCAATGCCGGAAGCGAGCTGGGTGAGGTCCTCGAACCGCCAACTGGAGGAGGCGTTTTTACTTGCCTCGTGACTTTCCATTGAACCGTTTTGAACCGATGCGACGGGTGTTGAACCGGCTTGAACCGGCATTGTTCCAGTGTTTTGAACTGCTTCCGGGTGACTTTCCTCCATTTGACTCGCAGCCGCGTTTTGGGTGAGTTCGTCGAACTCGCCGGGCGTCATGCGTTCGATTTTCGACTGCTCGCACGGATCCACATGCGATTGCACGCCGTTGACCTTCTCCATCGCGCCACTGAGAATGCTGGCCCATTCGCGTGCCGCCTCACGCTCCTTGCCTTGACGGTCGGGGGCCACCTCGGCGATGAACCGTGGCTTCAATTGGTTGATGGCGTCGAGAGCCCCCCGGTGTCCCTCCTGCGCGAAGTTAACCAACGCCCAGACGGCCTGCAGCGTGGTGTCATGCCTTGAGCCTTTGCTTGCCGGGTTGGCGAGCGTCTTGTTGAGGAACGTGTTGACCGCCTTGCACATGCGGTCGTCGTATCCCCTCGGATTAGAGGCGATTGGAGTGGTCGACGGGTTTGAATGTGTCAGGTTCGCCATGCTGTCGGGTTTGCGCAGGTAGTCCACCCACTTCCATGGCAGGGTCGCCAGATCGCTGATGCGGGGGAGCGTGCTGGCAACCCTGCCGCTGGGCGTGTACCAGCAGTACATTTCGCCACTCGGGTGGATCGACGGCCAGACCACGGAATACCGGTGGCCGGGCTGCAGGATGTCGACCCCCTCGATGGCGCCGCCCTTCCACGCGAGGCCTTCGGGCACCTTGTAGAACAGGTGGCGTGCCGGACTGTCGACGCCGTGCGCCGTGCTGCTCCACGTGGCCGGAAGCATGCCCAGTTCCTGAGAGAGCTCGCTGATGCCTTTCACGCCGTCCGCCTTGACCTGATGGCCCTGCGCCGCGTCGATGTCCAATACGAGCACGCCTTCGGGGATGACGATGCCCGTGTTCGCGTTCGGGTTGGCTTGGCTCCACAACTGTATTTGTTCGTCGGTGACGGGCTTGCGGCTGCGCCCCGTGAACCCCGCCGGCGGCGGGGTCTTGCGTCCCTCGGGCAGGGGGATGACCTGCATCCATCCAGCAGCACGGTACATGGGTGCGGCTGCCGTGTATCCGTAGATGTCGGTCATTCCTGGAACTCCTTTGACGTGATGTGAATATGTGTGGTGCCGTGCACGCCTTTGCATTCGTGCGGGCCGCTTGGATACGGCTACGGCGGTCGGGACTGGACTCAGTCCTTGTCGGAATCCTTGCTCTTGTGCCAGCCCAGGAGCACGAGTCTCACGCTCATGAGCTGGAGGCTTTCCGAGTCGACGTCACGGAAACCGTCCTGATCGGAGGCAAGGGAATCCATGTCCTTCACCAGTTCGATCCACTGGTTCTGCAGGTGTTTCAGCAGTTCGTCCACTAGAACTCACCGGTTTCCGGCATCTGTTCGGAACCCCCGTGGTATTGGGGTTGCGCCTGGTCGGTGACGGCGGTGACCGCTTCGACCGGCACGCCCAACAATGCGGCTATCTCCTGCGGCGGCTTGCCCAACGCCTTCAACTGGTTGACCTTCATCGGATCCACCTGCTGCTGGCCGAGCTGCACCGGCTGAGCGGGTTGCTGCGGCTGCTGCTGCGTCGGCGGGTTCCATGGGTCGACCGGAGGCTGCTGATACCCCTGATTCGGGGTCTGCGTGGGCTGCTGGGGCGCGTACTGCTGCTGCGGGTAGTCTTGCTGGGACTGCTGCACGGGAGGCTGCTGGGAGCCCTGCTGGACAGGCTGCCGGGGTTGGCTTCCGTTGACGAGACTGTTGACGCTGGACGCGGGTTCGATGTGGAATTCGAACACCTTCGGCGGTTGGGGCGCGTCGCCCCGCTGGCCGAGACCCACGAACCGTTCCGTGATGGTGTCGCCCGGCTTCGGGATCTTCACGCCCGCCTGACGGCAGGCATCGCGAAACGCCTTCAACTGGATTCCCCAACCTTTGACCCAGAGTGAGCGGCGGCCGTCGTCCTCCTCCACGCTCGGGTCGCGCAGTTGGGTCTGGATGATGACGTGGATCTGCTCCTTCGGACGCCCGTCGTTCCAGAACGCCGGCTGCTTGGTCTGGAAGTCGTTGACCTGCGTGGTCTCGATTTTCTCGATGACGCCGGTCACCGAGTCTCCGGGCTGGCTGTTCGCGCCGAAGTACGCTTTGGCGCTGTTGCCGGCGAGCAGGTCGCCGAGCGAGCTCAACTGGGCGGGCTGTCGTTGGGGCTGCTGGTAGCCGTACCCCTGCTGCGGGTAACCGTACTGTGGTTGTGGTTGTCCGAACATTGTCGTGTTCCTTTCGTTGTTTTTACTTGGTGAATTGGTATTCGGATTCGATTAGGGGGATGAGTTGGAGCCATTTGCCGGGAACGTCCGGCCACGGCTTCTCGTCGAACTCGGGAAGCGCGCTCATATCGGGCCAGACCCGGCCCTTGCAGGAGAAGCACTTGTCGGGTCCGGCCGCCGGCAACTGTTTGATCCAGCTGTCGCGCACGTCGGAGCCCTCCGCCTGCTCCACGCAATCCATGAGATTGACGAGCAGTTGGGCGCGGCTCAACGCCCACTTGCCGGGCTCCGGATCAAACCTCGTCTCCCAGGGCAAAGCATCACCCAGACTGGTCTTGTTGCGAGGCAGGAAATAGATGCAATTGCGCTCCACCCGTTCGCCCTCGTTCTGCAGGCCCATGCCGTAGAGCGAGGCCTGAACCCGGTACTGCTGCGAGGGGCCGTGGGCCTTGACCTTGGTGACGGTCGTGTTGCCGACCACCTTCCAATCGATGGTGCTGCGAGTCTTGCGGTCCCATAGGTCGATGCTGCCGGTCACGTCATAGCCGCCATGCAACCCCTGCAACCGGCCTACGGTGACCCGGTACTCCGAGCGCCACCGTTCCACGAGCTCGGTCACGTTGTCCTCGCCCGTATAGGGGAATTGGAACGCCGGCTCCCCGTTCAACTCCTGGAACATGGTTTCGAAATGCGCGTGGACGCATGTGCCGATGAACGGCAGCCAGCCCGGGGAGCGACGCTCCGGCCAGCCCGCCAGTTTGGCGGCGAGGCAGTGCACGCAGTCCGTGCCCAGTTCGCTGGGGCCTATCTCACGCTGCAGCTCACGCGGAGCGTTCTGGATATCCGCTTCGATGAGCTGGCGAATCTCCGGCCACAGTTGCGGCTCCTCCACGGTGCCGATTTTGGTTTTCGGAGTGACTGGCGGCTTGCCCATATCGGGTGCCGACTGCGTCATGGGCGGTATGTCCACGGGGATCGCATCACCCTGTTGGGCTTGTGCGACGGCGAGAATGGCCTCATTCATGCTCACGGGTTTTCACCTCCTTGAGAAAGTCGTTGATCTGTTTCTTGATGTCCGCCAACGCGGTCCGGTTGAGCCGTGTGATGACCACCGCCTCGTTGACGTTGTCGAAACGCAGCGTGTAGGTGCCGTCATCCGCCGGCATGATGATTACCGGTACGCTGCCGAAGGTCATCGAATGAACGTCTTTGAATCCCTTGCCCTGCGCCTCCAATTCGCGCGTCGCCTTGTGGATGCGTCTGGCGACGGTGAGGCCCAGCTCGTCGAGCTGCTCGGAGCGGATGACGTACAGGTCGTCGGTCAGCTCGTTGCCGTCCTCGCCGTGCAGGTCGTAGTCGGCGATAACGCTTTCCACGATCTGGGCGATGCCCAGGCTGGACAGTTCTGCGTTCATGAGACCACCACCGTGGGCTTGCCGCTCATCGCGTAATCGGCCACCGCGTCCGCCGACAGCAGCTTCTCCAACTGGCTGAGCGGGCGCGGCCGCAACTGGTAGGCTCCGGGATACTTGGTGGCCGGGTAGGCTTTTTCGAACGTGCCGGCGTTGATGCGGCGCGCGCCCGGCTTCACCTGCACTTTCAGGTTGCCGGCCTGGTAGGTGCCGGCCGGATGCGAGTCGAGGATACGGGCCTTCAGCTCGTCGACCTCCTCCTGACGGGACGCGATCTCGGCCTGCAGTTCGACGATGCGCGCCGCCTGCGCGGCGAACAATCCTTGGCGCAATTCCCCGTCCGGGTTCACGGCCTCTGTGTTTTCAATGGTTGATGGAGTCATTTGATGTGCCTTTCACGATGATTTGGGCGTAGGTGGGATACCACGCCGTCTGATGCTTGGTCTGGTTCGTGTGCCGGTTGCAGCAGGTGACCGCCTCGTCCAGTCCGGTGGGCTTGCCGAGCGGCCCGCATGTCCTGCAACGCGGCATCCAGAGACGCCGGTCAGGCATCCTGCTTGTCCTTGGAGGTGAGTCGCAGTCCGGCTATGACGTCCGCCGAAGCGTCCGGGTTGCGCAGCAGCTTCGACACGGCCGCACCTTCCTTGACGGTCAGTTGGGCGATGGCGATGGCCGTCACGACGGCCGTATGCTGCTCGTTGGTGAGTATGATCTTGTCGGACAGCAACAGTTTGGTCGCCCGGTCGATGAACGTGCTGGCCGCGTTCGTGATGCCGTTCGCCGGCGGCACCAAAGCCGCCAGTTCGAAACTCAGATCCTCGTCCGCTATCAGCGCCTGCTGCACCAGACGGGGTTCGTTGATCGGCTTGCTCATGATTGTTCTCCTTGCTTGTTCGGCTCCCATTCGGGGAGCGGCTTGATACGGATATAGAGGTGCGGCTCGTATTCGTTCCCGCAACAGGTGTAGGGGTCGCCGCTCTTGCGCCTCCGGTAACGGCCTTTCGCCCCGTACACCCATAGGTCGGGCATGCGCTTGCTGGCATGCGATTCGACGACCTGCGCGTCATCCACGTAGGCGACGCCGTTCAGGGAGTCCAGAACCAGCTTCAGCAGGTTGTCGAGATCCGGGCGGCCGCGATGGCTCATCCAGAATTCGGCCTCCAACCTGACCGGGCACTGGTATGGTTTCGCCTGCGGGTATTTCAACCGGAATTCGGCGAACAGGCGTTCCTCCGCCCTGACGGTGCGTTTCGGCGTCATCGCGTGCCCGTTGTAGACGCGGGGACGCCCCTTCGGCACCGGGTCGCCCGGCAGACAGAGCGTGAACTCACTTGGCTGTTCCATCGCCACCCCACTTCAACAGGATTCCCACGAACACGAGCGGCAATACGACAGCCAATGCGAGCGAGCCGGTTATCATCCACTGCGGCGTGCCCACCGGACTGGGGATGCGACTGTGTGTGCCGGCGAAACCGACCAGCCAACCCTCGAAGAACGTGAGAGCCAGTAATACGGCCGATTTCTGCCCGTCCGTTAACCTCGGCCGGGGTCGGCGCATGCGACGCTTTTTGCGCAATGCCTCGATGCTCATTTCACGGCCCTCGACTTCTCCATGGTCACGATGCCGGCCAGATCCACCACATCGGATTCGACCTGCAACACCTTGCGCATGATCTTCAGGTCGCCCTGCATGTAGGCGTCGTAGCCGATCTGATGCGCCACGTCGAACAGATCGCCCAGCATGTCCGCATACCGCTGCCACTTGTCCGCCTCGGGCTGGGGTTCGGGCTGACGGGTCTCCTCGTCCAGTTCCTTCTCCAATTCGACCTCCCCTTCGTTCAGGAGCCGTTCGATAAGCTCCTTGAGCGACATGTCCTCGGGAACCTCGACGCCGATGGCGTGGATTCCGCTAACCTTGTTGTTTGACATCACTGATTTCCTTTCTGAATTTGATTGGTGATGTTGGGTGTCGGCGCAATACCTTGGACAGTGCAACGCCGACACCGCTTATTTCTTTTTTCTCCCGGCATTGGGGCCGGGAGACCTTTATTTGCCGTAGACCAGTTCCTTGCGGGTGATGGCGCACCTGTTGTTCCGGTAGTCGATGACCTCGCGTGGATCCCACACCAGACGACGGCCGATCCTTTTCGGGGCCGGCGGGTATTTCCCGCCCCACTGGTCATGACACGACCAGATGTAAAGAGTGCTCTTCGAAAGATTCAGGAACTCCGCCACCTTGGCGATGGGCCAGCCGTCCTGTGCTTCTATCTGCTTGGACATGATTCACCACGCTTCTTGGCGAGCAGGCCGCGCCAGTCCACGGTCGACGCCCACTCGAATACCCGCAGGTAGTCCGCAAAAAAAACGCGGAGAACATCGATGGAATCCAGATAGGAGTGCAATACGTCCTTCGCTTCCTTCAGGTCACCGAGCGTCCATTCGCTCCAATCGGGATAGAACGAACCGGTCACCCCGTCGAACGTGGAATACGTCAGGTCGAACCACAAGTCGAACATAGGAACCTTCGCTTTGAACACCGTCAGGAACAGGTCGGCCTCATCGTTCGGATCCCATACCAATTCCATGGGGAAGGAATGTCTGTAAGAGTCCGACACGATAGGGTTGGTGAGAGATAGACGAAGATTTTTCTCAGGGAGAGCGCCGGCCATCACGCACCCGCTTTCTGACTGAGCTCATCCCATGCCCGGTCAAACAAGGGGCGATCTTCTTCCGTGTAGGCGTAGACCTGAATGATGTGACCGTTCGGCAGTGTCAGATCAGCGCGTTGTGGGTCTCGACCGTTTCGCTCTCGATATGCGGCCTTGAGCTTCTTGCCGAATGTGCCACTCTTCGATCGCAGCTGCTTGGCGCTCAGATTCTTCTCCCGTAGATAGTCCTGTGTGTACAGGGGGCGGGTCTTCGGGTCGAGCTCAGGTAGTTCCCCCAATTCCCGTGCGATCACGATGCGCGTCTTCGCTTCGAGGAAATCCGGGTGGACGATGCCCTGCGAAGCCTTCAACAGTTCGACTTGCATCATGCGCTCATGGTGAGCCGCCTCAAGCAGGTGTTGCGGACGCTGCACCTCGTATCTGCCGGTGCGCATTACGGTCGGCACTAGTTCGTGGTTCACCCAACGCTGGAACCGGATGACCATGTTGCGCGTAGCCTCGTCCTTGACTGCGCCGGGGCGGCGATTGTTCAAGGCGTGGATCAGGCCGGGCAGCGTGATGACGCTCATTTCTTGTTCTCCTCCAAGGGTGGGCACAATGTGCTTACCCTTTTCATCGGAGTCAAGATTGCGCAACATGTCATTCGCGCTCTCGTATGCGAGTTTCTTCGCGATGGGGCTGGCGACGAACACCGGCTCGTCGGTGTTGCAGTCCAGTGCGGTGACCTCCGTATCTTCGAAACGAAGGGTCTGCAATGCGTTGCTCATTTGAGACCACCGTCCTCTGCTTCCACGGTTTCTACCTGTTCGATGCTTTCGATGTTGTTGAATGGAACGATTGTCGTAAGGGGTCCATCGGAGGAAGACCCGTCTTTGCTGAGCCATTGGACTTCGTAGAACGCGAAGCCGACGCCGGGGAGGACATCCACGTCAGCTGCGAACAGCTGACGGTGCCCCTTGAACCCGGTCTTGAGCAAGGTTGCTACGCAGGGGAAGTCGTCGCTCCACCATGAGGGGAGGTCGAGGGGTTCGATTTCCTTGTTGTCGGTTAGAATGGTGTTGTTCATTTGAACCTTCTTTCATTTGATCTCGGCATCCGTAGCGGCGGATGCCTTTTTCATTTCCTTGCTGTCTTCGGTCTCCACCGTGTTTGCAGTCAGCCAATCTTCGATGTCGCTTTGTCGGTACAAAACCGTTCGTGGCGTCGCTTGGATGTAGCGGGGCCCTTTCTTCTGGTAGCGCAGCTGGGCCAGATGATTGGGCTTGAGCCCGTAGTTCTCGAACACCTCCTTGGGGCTGAGAGTCGGACTCATAGCAATTGCAGGCATTATCAAAACCTCCTTTCACAAGTTGTCGTTATGAGAACGTGATTAACAAGATAGCACAGAGTTTCAATATGACAACTTGTATTTTGCCTTTTGGCGTGTCGTGTTGTTAAATTGAGAACATGAGAATTAATGAAGCCATCTACGCTTATATAGATTCAATGAGAGCCGCCAAAGGCTTGACGTTGGATCAAATCGCGACTGAAGCGAGGCGCTATGGAGCGACTTGGACACCGGGATTCATTTCGGGCATGAAAAGAAATGCTTCTGCAGCCTCATTGTTCAACATGCTGATTCTTGTCAAGTCGTTGGAGTCGCTGACGGGGAAGCCTCTTGTGCTCTCCGATCTTTTTCCCGGAGAAGGAGAAATTAAACTAGACGGAGGGGGTTCGATCAGTAGAGAGGAACTCCGCAAGGCGCTGAATGGAAATCATTTTGAATTATTAGGAATTCCGCCCAAAAAAATGTCTGACGATCCGGTGATACAGCAGCTTAATCAGGCGTTGCTGAATTCTATTCCGAACATCATGGCAAAAGTGTCAGAATATCTAGTATCGACAGCGCTTAACGGACCAAGCAAGATACGTAATGAGATGACTCATCATTCTCCCACGTTATCCGAACAAAGAGCAGCTGACAAAGTCGGTATTACAGCACCTGCCTTTGCCGCAATCTGTCTTCTGCGATATGGTCGTTTTCTTGATGAGGAGACTGCGCGACGCGCTGGGCAGAATTCTTCGCCGCAAAAGCGAGGACGGGAGACCCGTGGAGTCATAGAAGAAATTGATTTGTGCATTGACCATATGATTAACGATGGGCCAATTGGTTTTCCTGCTTTGCAGGATAGCAACTCCACCGATTTAACAACTCATGATGACGAGCAGTCTCGTGTGGCTGAGACTCTCAATAAGCTCAGGCGCGGCGATCTCGATATCGCCGCCTATGAGGACGAGCACAAGTTTGATGGCGATGGAGACGACCCCGCATGACGGATCCGCTCCCGTTGTCGCCGCGCATGAGCTACGGGCAGATGCGCATGGCCCTCTATCAGGTCGCGCCCGACCTGCACGTGGACAGCGCCCGTCTGCCCGGCAAATTGGACGGCGTCTACTGCCTGTCCACGAACACCGTGCTCATCGACCGGCGCATCACCTACACGCGCAAACGCTGCGCCCTGGTGCACGAGCTCGTCCACTGGCGACATGGCGACGACACCACCCACGGCTGCCTCGGCGGCAAAAACGAGCGGCGCTGCCGGCGCGAGACCGCCATGCTGCTCATCAACTCAGCCGAATACGCCTTGGCGGAACGAATGTACGACGGCAACCCCTATCAGATGGCCGCCGAACTCAACGTGACCGTACAAGTCGTAGAAGATTACAAGGACTGGCTGCACGACAGTGTGGTCGTCTGAAGAAAGTGGGAGATAATTATGCGAACATTACGAAAGATCATCGGCGTAATCTTCTATTTGATCGCGGCGGTTGCATTGATTCTGGCGTTCTTCTGCCTTGTGGAGGGTTTCAAAAGCTCCAATTGGTTCGGGGGAATCGCTGCCGCTGTCATCGTGATAATCGTCGCGCTTGCGGCGTTCGTCATTGGATGGTATATCGCCAATCCCGGCGAATGGGAAAAAGCGAACAATACGACACCGAAGAAAACGGCCGACTCTAAGTCCAAGAAAGAGACAGCCCCACAAAGGCATGTCGAAACGCCGAGACTTCAATCCGCTGTCGAAAAATCAACACCACAAGCCGAAGCCTCTCCCGCAACTCATGTTTCACCGGCTCCAATCAAGGCCGAACCAAAGCCGCCGGCGAACGCCTCCGCGAAAGAGCCGGTCGTATCCGCTCCGAGGATCGCGGTCAAGACCAACGCTTCCGCATCGCGCACCGAGACCGTCGACGGCTCGTATATCGGAAAGGTTTATGTATACGACCCCAAGCCGGCACTCAAGATGAGGGAAGGCCGGGAGACACTGCTACAGGTCTGCCGGCGCAACGTCAAATTGAAGAGCGCGCTGACCCGTAATACATGGAGTTCGGGCATTGATTCCGGTTTCGCGGTCGAATATAAAGGCAGGCCATTTGGGGTGGTGTTCAACGACATCGCGGAAAGACACGTCAGAGCTCTGTTCTCCGCCGGGGCGCAGACCATCAATCTGCATGCGATACGCGAGGGCTGGTACCAGCGCGGCATACCGGAAGTCGCGGTACTTCTGCCAACGCTCGATGAGGCGCGGAGAAAAGAGCAGGGGAACGATGCCCTGGATGATTACAGCCTGCGCGAACAACTGGGGATTGCGGCCCTCATGCCGGACACGGCCTTCAATATTTCACAAACCAACTGGCTTGCCGGCCCCTCGCTGGTGCCGGAAGAGGGATACGCATTGTTCTCGGCTGATGTGGCTTATAGTCCGGTGCCTGAAGGCTCAAAGGCGAAGCCTCATATCCGTATCAGTGACCATGCCACCCATGCCGTTATCGCCGACATCTCCGCCCGCTCAGCAGATTACGGCATGGCCAACATCGTCGTAGATAAACATGTGAGATTGCTCGTATCCAAACGGTTCTCCGGCTATAAAGCTGAAGCATTCTCCGTTTAAAAAAGAAAATTGCCCTGCCGGCGTTGCAGCGCCAACAGGGCGGTTGAAGAATCCAGCTAGTTCAAGAAAGGAGGATGCTTCGCCTCCCCATCATAGCCGATAGGCCTGGCGGAGCTATACCCGAAATGTCAGAAGAACGCGAGTGTGCTGCCGAAGTAGTTTCCGCGCTCCTGCGGGGTAAACTCCAGGGACAGCAGATGGTATTCCGGGTCGTCGGGATCCGGCCCCTCGTCCATGAATCCGAATCGTGTGAACAGGTCCATGCTGGGCTTGTTGCGCGGATCCACCTGGGTGAGCACGAGTGGCGTGCGGTTGAAACGCCAGGCATCGTCACGCAGGCGCACGATAACCGAGGAGAGCAGAGTGTCTCCGAGATGTGTGCCACGCACCTTCAAAGCGGTGGCGATATACGAGATCTGGTAGACGCCCTCATGCTCATCGGTCGTTTCCACGGCTACGCCGTATTCGCAGAAGCCGACCACGTCATCATGCAGGGGAATATCTCCGGATACGACAAGAAGCGTGCGCATGATCCCCTTCGGGGTCTTGCGCACGCTGAGGTCACGTATGTAGCGTTGCGGGTCCATCGCCCATTCGGGGCCTCCAGGTTCACAGCACAGGAACTGCCTGAGGGCCGTCTGATGGTCTCTGGAGCATTCGCGCTCAATGACGAGCTTCAGACCCATCGATGGTTTCCTTCCGGGCCTTTGCCCTGCGTTCCATGTAATGGCGGGCGCTGCGGGTCAGCTTCATCCATTTCTCGTCCACGGCGTTGCGTGGCTTGCCGTCCTCGGGCGGCACGTATGCCGGAATCGGCTTCACGCCGGTATCGGTCATGGTCATGGCCGTCTCCTTTCCGATTTTGGCGTAAAGAGAGTATTTTATTAATTTCCCTGTTATCCGTCAAATCTCATTAAAACACATTAATACCAGTTAAAACACGTTAAAACCGAAAACAAGTATGAGCGAGTGAAAAAATCATGGCGAACATCACCAGATACAGGACGGCCAAAGGCGAAAACAGGTATCGAGTCCGCTATCGGAAACCCGACGGCACGCAAACCGACAAGAGGGGCTTCCGCCGCAAGATTGACGCGGAGACGTGGGCTGCGGAACACGTCACCATAGCCAAGGCCACCGGCAGCTACATCGACCCGGAAGGCGGCAAACAACGCATAGGCACGCTGCATGACCAGTGGATTGCCGAAAAGAAGCCGTTTTGGAAGGCGACTTCGGGTTCCAACATGGACAGCGCATGGAAATGCCACTGCGAGGCCAAATGGGCAGAACGGCAGATAGGCAGCATCACACACGCCGAAGTCCAGGCATGGGTCGGAAGCATAATCGATAAGTCCGGCGCACCATCCGTCAGCCGCCCATACCAGATCATGCAGGGCATATGCAGCATGGCTGTGCGGGACAAGCTCATCTCCTCCAACCCGTGCGACGGCATCGAACTGCCGAGACTCCCCAAACGCAAGGATCGCCGCATCTACCTGACCATTACCAGACTGCTGGCACTCGCCAACGAAGCGTCGAACTGCCGGAAGCTGGGAGAGGAGCGCCGGGCGCTCATACTGCTATTGGGCTTCTGCGGGCTGAGATGGGGCGAAGCGGCCGGATTACAAAGACGCGATCTCGACTTCGACGCCGGCATACTGCACGTGCGCCGCAACCTCGTATACGTCAACGCCAAATGGGCCGAGGGCACCCCGAAGAACCACGAACGCCGTGACGTGCCCATGCCCCGCATAGTCATGGACGCGCTCAAACCGATATGCGAGCAACGCGAACACGAGGAGCGCGTGTTCCGTGACGTGCGTGGAGGCCCTATCCGCAAGCAGAGCCTCGCCCGCGAGACGGGATGGTGGACGCACACGCTCACCCGTCTGGGCTGGAAGCGGGACGATTGGCCGGTGCCTCACGACCTGCGTCACACCGCCGCCTCGCTGGCCGTGCACGCGGGCGCGAACGTCAAGGCCCTGCAGAGGATGCTGGGCCACAAGAACGCGAGCATGACGTTGGACGTGTACGCGGATTTGTTCGACAGCGACCTTATGGACGTGGCCCGTCTGCTCGATGCCGCCGTGCAGGTGGAGACGGGCGTGGAAGAATGTGGGCAAAATGTGGGCAAAAACGTTTTGAAGCCCGCCTGAAACCCTTGAAAACGTTGGAATCACGCCATTCCTGTGAATGGTGGTTCTTCAGCAAGTTGAAGGACGCACTGAGCTGAGAGCGGATGCGTTCTTGGCTCCCCTCAGAGAGGGGAGCCAAGTCTG